GTTTACTCCGTGTGTGCCTTCTTAGCCGGCTTAGACTTCTCCGCATTGATACTGTCTACGCCATCCCCTGTAGCCGCTCGTTTGCATCGGCTTTTGTACATGAATTCTTTTAACGAGAGAGATTTGCTAATTGGGCTAGAGTTTTGTCCTTGACATTCTTCAGCCTGATTTCCCGCACTTGCCGGCGCGGGCGTACCGTCCCATCCTAAGTCTATACTTACACCCTGTCCACTCCAACTGCCGTGCGGGGCTGGGAGACCTGAGTCAGATGTACTAGGATGCACACAGCAACCATGTAGGCCACCAGTACACATAATACACTTATCAGATTCCATGCCGACACAGCAGCAGTCGTCTCCATCAATTAGGGACTCCGTTACTTGCGAAGAAGCTGAGTCTTGATCAGCTTCTTCTCTAGAGACTTCTCCTTCTTCTTCTTCGGGAAGTAGTGGTTGATTATCTGCTTTCCTGCTTTGTAGGCTAGAGTTCCCACACCTTCTGCTATCGCTGGGAGATAGGGGAGTAGACCCGCCCAATTCTCCGCTGGAGCCCCCCTGGCAAGGATACCCGAGCAATTCCTCGCCTGTGCGTGGATAGCTCGCATGTACCCGTCGAGACCAAGGGTGCAATCGATTTGTTGGAACATCGTGCCCGCTGCCAGGATAATTGGAGCACCAATGGGGTCCTCGAAGGACACACTCGCTGAACGAGCTGGTGAACCAATGAACTCTACCCACTCGTGCAGTTCGTACTCGAATGGTTGCGCATTGGCAGTTGCGGCTGTCACCGCAATTCCAATGCTCGAGGCGTTGACGTTTCCAAAGCCATCGGCTGAGAAGTTCATCTCGTTCGTATTGTTGGGGCACCACGAAACGTGCACCCAACCTTGCGTCATCGGGATTCTCTTGCAGCCATCGACCGCTAACATCTGGTTGTAGGAGTAGTTGCCTCCAATGCTCTGATGGTTGGGCTCCTCCAGCAACAGGAAGTCGCCGCCACGATTCAGCTCCGTCCCCGCATACCGAACATATAAGGCCATCCCCACAATTCTCGACTGAACCGACGTAGCTGTTACACCATGCTGTGCAGTCGTATATGGGGAGTTCGAGTTCGCAGTTTGCAGGTTCGTGAAACTGGTCAAGGTCGTAGCAGCACCACCAACACTGGTTGCTGTTGAGCTCTGGACACACCAGGCATCGTTGGCGGGGCCTCCTCTCGCCACCGCAAATCCAAAACCGGTTGTGCCGGTCGAGAACGATCCTCGAGCAAAAACGCGACTCTTCTGAGAGTAGGCGGCTTGTAAGGGGATCCAGGGGCTCTCGTAGCACTGTCGCGGGTCGTACAACGCCGCGATGTACCGGAGGGCTAGGTCGCTCAGACGCATGCCTTTCTCGGACTTGGCCGCTTGCATCTCCTCGGAGATCTTGCGATGGCTGGAGAAATCCTCCGCCGCTTTGTAATCGGAATAAGGGAACGCAGTTGGTTGTTCTGTATTCATTAATATCGTAATCTAGGTTTTCCGGGAAGAGTATCGCTAACGCCTCTGCAGCCACCCGGTCTGCAGCGGTTTGTTCTTCTGAGGTCACTGTAGGGAACCTATTCATTTAAGGTCTTCTTGTATAGGGCCTTTGCATGGATGCCCGTTTCATGAACTAGTTCTGAGTAAAACTCCTCCTCCATAGCCTCATCCTCGTAGCCAGCTAACTCGGCCTCGAGGTCCTCATAATACCGCTTGAGTGCGGCTGCGGAATCCTCCATCGTAAGACCCTCATCCTCCGCAGTTTCTGCATGTTCGGCAAACGTCTTCGCGAGAGCTATCGCCTTCTCCCCAAGGAGTAGACGGCCCTTATGGTGTGAGACGCTTCCGCCTCTAAACACCTGTCGGGTATCTCTGCTAAGAGTCGCTAGCTTAGCCTGTATCCTATCGCGCCGTGCTGCCTCGTAGGCTTTCTTCTCTTCTGGCGTCTTAGGGCGTGCCCGCCCTGTCATTTCGAGAGAAGTCGTGGGGAGACTCTGAATATTGGTCGCACCTTTATCTCCTGCTACCACACGGGGGGCATCAGGGGCAGCGTCCGCCCAGTTGTCTGGCGCCTCACTATCCTCTTCGAATAGTGAGGCGACAAACCGCGAAGCGGTCACCGTCCCCTTTGCCTCAGTTGTCACCGTGACAGTAGGGTCGGCCAATCGAGTATCGACTTTCTTTCCTTCTGGAAGGTAAAGATTAGCCATCTCAAACCACGTTGGGAACTCGTCGTCGGAGAACGTCATCGCAAGCTCCAGGTCGACAGCCGAGTCCAACAAGCTGGCATCTTCGGGTTCGAATGGATCGGCAGGCTTTGCACCTGTCTTTCGAATCCCTTGATACCAGCAGTTGGCACCGCGGTAGATAATGGGGTGGCAGAATAGACCTGCCGCCACAATCTGCCGCACCCGCTGCATTTGTCCCCGGACTCCTGCGAATCCTTCCTGTCGCGACTTTGGAGCCAGTATGGCTCCCAGCCCACGAAGCGGATCACTGCATGGAAGCCAGCCTCTCACTTGGGGAGCATACTCTAGGTGCTTTCCTAAGAAAGTCCACGGAGTGCGATATGACCCCCCTCGCTCGAAGTCGGCG